GACCTACATCACTACTTACAAAACCGCCTCTTGTTGTTTGAGTAGCAGAGAAGATAGGTATGTCATTTTCTACTGCAAGGCCTCTTAATTCTTCAGCGATTGCTTTAATCATTGTATAACTATTCACATTTGCACCAGACTTAAATCTAGATGAAGTACAAATATTTAAATAGTCAACAAATACGATATCAGGTTTAAAAGATTTCTTTAATGCTAATTCACTAATCAAGTTTTTGAAATGACCTGTATTAGCAGTAGCAGTAGGATATTCTTTAATAATTAAAGTGCCTGTTGTTTTACTTTGTAGTTTATTAATCTTTGTCTCATACATTGTATAGGGTAATTCTTCTAAATCACTCATACCAACATTCAAAAGATTAGCGTCAATTCTTTCAGCAATTCTTTCTTCAGCCATCTCTAAAGTTATATACAATACATTCTTACCTTGTAATAATACAGACGAAGCAAGGTGTGTCATAAACATGGTCTTACCTACACCAGTACCTGCAAGACAAATATTCAAAGTCTTACTTGGTATACCACCTCTTGTAATCTTGTTGAAGAAATCTAAATCTAATTCAAGTCTTTCTTCTTTCTTCTTGTAAAAATCAAATCGTTCTTTTGATTCTTGTAAATAATCATGACCAACTTTTTGGTCAAAAGACACGCTCAAGGCATTCGATAATAACTCAGGTAAATATTCTGGAGTGTGTGCCTTATCTTTACCATCTAAGATTTGAATGCCAGACAATATAGCATTATGTATAGAACGGTCTTTACAAAACTTTTCTGTTGTCTCAACTAGCCAATCTATATTAACTGGTTCAGGATTTAATGTAGATAAAATATCTGTAATCTTTTTATACTCATCTTCATTAATACTTTTATTACTATTGATTTCAATTGATAAAGATTCCTTTGTAGGAAGATTATTATACTTATTTACAAACTTATAGATTTCTGTAAATAATACTTTTTCTAATCTATCTGAAAAATATTCTTCTTTGATAAAAGGTAAAACCTTTCTACAATATTTTTCATTGTGAATTAAATTACGAAGTGCTGTTCTTTCAATTCTCTCCATTAAGTTCCTTTTTCTGTTTTAATTGTTCATCTAATAATACAACTAATATATCACCAATGTGATTTATAAACTCTTGACTATCTGTATCAGCACTTATATTGTTTTCAATAATAGTATAATCAAACACCATAGGCAAAGCACCATCTGGTGTCTTTTCTGACTCTGGTCTAAAACCTACATTACCATATTTAAGAACTATACTTGCATACGGTCCACTAATTAGTTTAATTGCTGTAAAGTCCTCTCCTGGCTTCTCGACAAAGACATAATCTTCTCGGTGTTTAGGACTGGTCGTCTTGTGGGTCGGTGGTATTTTCGGTGTCAATTACATCTCCATATTTAAATTCTTTAGTACAAACTTCATCTAACTTTTCTAGTATCTCTGGTGTGAAATACTTTTCAGGATTATTATTAATTGTTTTACCAAATGTTTTACTACCATCTGGCAACTCTACCCTTGTTGATACTGATTTAAATATATTATGTTTTAATGCTAAATCTAATAAGCCATAATATCTATCTAAACCTTTATCATAAGTTAAACGAACATCTACTACTTTATTTTCTTTTGTTAATCTGGATTTGTAATTTTTACAATGTATAATATTACCAATAATTTCTGTCCCATCTTTTTCTTTTCTCTTTGATAGATAGACGATAGAACTAGCTGCATATTTCAAGCCTGATCCACCACCCATTTCTTTTGTTGGGAACATACTACCGATAACATCATAAGTATGGTTTGTTATGATAAGAGGAACTTTTGCCTTACCTAACTTTAATGTTAATACTCTAAAGGCAGCTTTTACTATTTGTGCCCTTGTCATATCTTTAGTTTCTTTACCTGCCTGTGTATCTTCAATTTCTTTAGTAGTTGATAACATACCTAAGGAATCTAATACAAGCAATAATGGTTTTCTTTCAGACTTATCTTGAGCAATATATTTGTCTAATACTGTTAATGATTGATGTCTAAATTCTTGAACAGTAGTAACTGGCATAACAACCATACGACTACTATCAATTTGTCTTTCTTCTATAATCTCTTTTGATACAGCTGATTCACTCTCAAAAAATATAACACCACCATCAGGATTTTGGTCTAGAAAATGTTTACACATACCTAGTACAAAGAAAGTTTTACCTGTTGCACTTTCGCCTGCAATAGCAGTAATCTTATTAGAAGGTAAACCTTTGTGTATGCCACCACCTAATAACGCATTGAATATATAAGAACCTGTATCAATAAAATCTGTTACATCACCTGACGCACCATCTGATACTAAACTAGCATATTCATTACCAGTTTCTTTAATTATGTCTTTCAAAAAATCACTCATTATCTACCTCTACCTTATATTCTGTGTTGTTTTCTTTTTTTTTAAAGTTGTTCGCATATTCTTTTTCTCTTTTTTTACCACCTGGCATACCATCTACATAAGAGGAATGAAATTCCCACTTACCTTTTTTACCATTTACTGTTCTTGAATATACTGTAACTGTCATTTACTGTTTCATTATACACTATATATAATTCTTTGTCAAGCAAAAAACTCATCTAAAGTTGCCTTTCTTGAATTTTTAAATAGGTCTGTTTTTGGACCAAAGCACCAAACATTCTCTATAAACATTTTGTTCATAAAGTCAGCCTTTTCTTGCTCATCTTTAAATAGTGTATCTGATTTTGGTCGTTGCATAATTCTCATGCCAATTTGACCAAGAAATTTATCTTTAAACTTATCTACCAATTCATCACCAGAACGATAACGAACACCATGTATTTTTGGATCCATAATATTTACAAACATAAACTTTGAAACTTCCATAGTTTTCTCTGCAACTGGTAAATAAAAATCATCACGCCATTTATCATACTCGTTAAATTTATGCCATGATTGGTCCTCTTGATGTTCACCACCTTTGTTATATTGTTCGGTAGAGAAGTATGGTGGACTTGTAAATGCTACATCAATCTTTGGTAGTTTATGATATGGTAAATCTTCAGCACCACATCTCCATATCTGAACTTTTTTAGGTTTAGATAATAGTTTATTATACGAACTTATCTGTTCTTGATATCTTTGGTAAGTATTAGGATTAGGATCACAGCCATAATATTCTTCAGCGTCAGAAGCAAAGAAACCTGCAAGTCTATCACCCCAACCACAACTTGTATCTAATACTGTTTTGGCATTTGTCATATCATAAATTGCTTTTGCAACAACTGGTTTAAATTGTGTTGCAATATAAGTGCCTAATCTAAATGCTGATATGTAACTCTTTTCATCTAATTGACCACCTACTAACTTTTCTATTTCAGTACCATCTAATTCTTTTATCTTTGTAAGTTTAACTCCATTTATACCACGCCATATTGGTCCTAAACATTTCCAAATAGCATAAGCATCTCCATTTTCCCAAACTTCTTTAGGTGCTCGAAAGCCATAACTACTACACTCTAGTCGTAAATCTTGCATGAAATAATTACTTACATCATTAAAGGTACTAGCACCATTTATCAAGCCAAGTCCGTACTCACTATAAGGGTATTTGTAATCATCATACTTTTCAAATACTTCCTTTTCTACTTGCTCGTTAGGAATGCAAATGGTACTAGTATCAAACTGTTTAAGACGACCAAAACTAATTCTCATATCACCATTAGTGATTTCTTTGAGTGGAAATACTGGTCTTTCTGAAGCAATATAGTCTGCCAAGTGTGTTCTCATCTTCTCTTTTCCGTACTCAGCGTTCATTTTTTCGAAGATAGTAGATGTCAAGACAGGCAGTTTTCCGTCTGTAGCGGCGGCTATGAGACGGTTATATAGGTCATTATCTCGTTTGTAGTGTGTAAATGCGTTTTCTTTCATATTTCTCTCTCTAGAAGAAGTTATCTAATGTTGATTGTTTTTCAAAATTCCAGTTGATTGCGTTTACAATAAATCGTAATGGTTCTAAAAATGATTTATCAAACTGTTCATCATAATTAATATATTGATGTAAATTAAATTCTTCTGGCAAACTTGTAGGAAAAGATATTACCTTTTCTCTCAATGGATTAGGTTCTTTTAAAACAATAAATTTAATTTTATCACCTTCTTGTATTTCTTCATACTTAACTAACTTGTTTTTCTTTAACATATTATTATATAATAAAGCACCTTTCACATGAATAGGTGTTGACTTTTGATATATGTCTGTTGATGAAGAATACTTTTTAAGATTATTACAAGAACGAGGATAAGCAATTTCTTCTGGTCGTAGTTTTTTAAAGTGTGTTCTAAATTCATCTATGAATTGTATTAGTGCTGCCTCATCTTTATTCATGATTACTTTCAATGCTTCTTTAATCTTAACACGACAAGGGGCAGGTGTCGAACTCTTAACAGCCTCGATACCCATAATCTTTAACTTAGGTTCTTTTAAATCAACGCCTTCTTCATTGTAAACATTTAAAATATATCTTTTCTTAGCAGTCCAGATACCTTTGTTAGCAATTACTTCTCGTTTCATAAACATCTTTTGCTCAAATGCGTTTACATATTTAGCAAGTCTATCATAACTATCATCAATTGCCTTTTGTAATTTTTCTTCACAAAATTTATCTAGAACTTTTACAATCTTTCTTGTATCAGATTTATCTTTAAATATTTTATCTACAACTGCACCAAGTTTTACATAGATAGAATCAGTATCAGAAGCCACAACATAAGTTACATTTTTAGTTTTTAATAAATTGTTTAGATATTCATTTACATCTCTTTCAATCCATCTAATCGCAAGTTGACCTGCCTTTGTAATACCTTCAGCGTGTCTTACATCAAAGTATTTAAAGTATTGATTGCCAATAGCACCATAAGCACTATTCAATGCAATCTTTCTTGCCAACTGAATATTATGATTTGCGGCGATATCATTTAATAATTTTTTATCACCAGTCTCTTGATACTTGGCCTTTGCCTTAATCATTTTCTTTTTATATATCACTCGTTCTTGATATAGTTTATCCATTAACTTAGGAAGAAAACCTCTTTTGTCTGTTCTAAACATAGCACCATTAGGTGTAATAGTAGAACCATCTAGATGAGATAAATCAGATTCTTGATTTAACATTTTATTTACACTCACAGAATTAGGTTCGAATCCGACCATTGTTTCAGGTGAAATATTATATTGCATAATTAGGTGTGGATACAAACTATTTAAATCAAAACTACAAATCCAATCGTGAAAACCTACAACAGGATCTTTCACATATGCACCTTCATAACCACCAGAGTATTCGTTTTCATTTACAGCAGGACAAACAAGTTTATTCTCTTTGAGATAATTAAATATGATAGTGTCCCACATACGAACTTGGCCAAAGACATCTTGATAATTTACTTTGCCTTCATAAGCCATAGTCAAATGCAAAGCAATCAACTGCATTTTATCCTCTAACTTATCAACTAATTCTACATCTTGAATATTATACTCTACAAATAATTGATAATCGTTTTGATAAAACTCTTTGAAAGTATCATATGGATTTTCTGTCTTTTGTTCGCCTAATTCTACTTGACCAATATAATCTAGTTTGTAACTTTCTTGTCTAACAAATGTATGTTTACGATAGAGGTCAAGATAATCTAGAACTGAAACACCAAGAATGTCATAATAGTTTTGTTCTTTGTTAAATCCTTTGGCAGTTATTCTTGCACTATTTTGACTTACAACACCCCAAGGACTAAACTGATTTAAAAATTCATCACCCATGAGATATTTAAAACGATTCATCAAATAAGGTATATCAAAGAACTTAACATTCCAACCTGTTACGATATCTGGATTGTAAGCAGTCCAGAACTTTGTAAACTTAATTACTAAATCTCTTTCAGTAGAACATTTAAAATATTTTACATCATCACGGTCATTAACAAAGTTGCCACAACCAAAAACAATAATACTTTTTCTCGCATGGTCTTTTACAGTAATACAAATTAAAGGCTCACTTGCAAGACCTGGGTCAGGAAAACCATTCTCACTTTCACACTCAATGTCAATTGTGATTAATCTTAATTGTTTTAAATCCCAATCAATTTTACCTGGGAACTTATCTGCGATATATGGATATTGAAATTTTGTATTACCAAAATATTCAAAGTTAGTTACATCTTTATATTCGTCAATCCACTTTCTTGCTTCATACATACTTTCATGTTTAATCTTTGCTACATTACGACCATCTAATGTTTTATATCCTGTTTCTTTTTGAACAGGAGTAAACAAAGATGGTTTGTAATTTACTTTAAACTTTTTGTGGCTGCCATCATGGTCAATACCACGAACTAGTAATCGACCTTTATATGGCAGCACACTTGTATAAAATTTCACTATATCTGTGTATTGTTAAAATGTTTAGATAATGATTGTAGTTTTTCTTCAGCAGTTGACATCATGTCTAACTGTTTATCCATTTCTTGAAGATGTTGTGGATGTTCACCGATACCAACTGAATTATCAAAATATACAATTAGAGTAGCATATGCTTCTGCTATCTGTGCCTCGTATTTTTTTGCTAATGCTTTATATAAGGGATTATCCGCTTGATGATTTTTTGCCATTGTTCACTCCTTTTAATAATATATTATAACATAATTTAGTTAGTTTGTAAAGCACTAATCTAAACTATATTTTGTTGTAACGACATATTTTCTGTCTGGATTTACCATGACATTTACTCTACTCATAAACTCTCGGTCAAATAGAATTGGTGTTCTATCTTCTCTATCGTCTAGTGTAAATTCTGTTTCATACATTCCACTTAAAAATTCTACATTTAATTTAATGACATATCTATCTTCATCATAGTTTCTTAGGCCACCAACTGATATTTCTTCTTTACGAATGATATCACTTGTAATAGTTTTACCTAATAAAGACCATGTTACTTTTTTATCTTTTACTTGCATTTTATCAGCATGAATAACTGACATACCTGAATTACCAGTATCGAACTTAGCGATGATTTCACCAAAAGGTTTGATAGTTACAATCTCTTTATAACCACACTCACTAGGTACTTTAACCCAATTCTTTTTATCAGCAAAGAATTGTATAATCTCTTTACTAATATTCTGACCACTTGCTTCTTCCATACCTTCAGTACCAGGAGATGAGTTTACCTCAATTACAAATGGTGCTTCTTTTTCTCTATTCTTACTTGGTATAAAGTCAACAGCAGTCCATACTCCATTCACTGCTTTTGCAGCCAATAGACTTGCTTCTATTTCTAATTCTGTTAGTTTAATTTTTTCTGGTTTAGAACCTTGTGATACATTACTTCTAAAGTCTCCTTCAATTACAGGTCGCTTCATTGTAGCAAGTACCTTACCACCTAATACTAATACTCTAACATCATAATCTGTTGGGATATATTCTTGTAAAAGTAAATCAGTATCTTCATCTTGTTTATAAATTAATTGTACAATACTGTCTAATGCTTTTTCTGATTCAATAAACAATACACCAACACCTTTTGACCCTCTTAAAGTTTTCATAATCACAGGCATTTTTGTGTCTAGTTTATCAAATGCTAATGCTGACTTTTCTGGATCGTTTATTAAAGTTGTCTTAGGTTGACGAATACCATAGTCAGAAAGTCTTAATGCTGTTCTATACTTGTCTGTACATATGTTAATTGATTGTCTGCTATTGATAACACAAACACTATGTTTTTCTAGTGAGGATATAATATCCATCCAACTATCTTTTCTAACAACTGAACCTCTTATGATTGCAATTGTATCAGTACCTGAAACTACAAAACCTTTTTCATCTTCTTTGTTATGTAATCTAAAAATACCATCTTCATAAGAAGTATAACCACCAGTTAGTTTATACAGATAATGTTTCCATCCTAACTTTTCTGCTTCTTCTTGTAGTCTATCAGCAGTATGAAAGGTCTTTGCCTTTTCAGGCTCATCTGTAATTATAACTAATTTATATTTCTGATTGCCATTGGCCTCAGTTATAAATTCTCTAAACTTCGGTGCCTTCATCTTCTATTTTTTTACCTATATTATATTTTGCTTGTAAGTCCCATTCACCTTTTTCTTTAAAGGCTAAGACTTTAATTTGTGATAGAGGAGCTTTCTTCTCAGCAACTGTGGTATTAATTATTGCAATTAATCCCCAATCACCCAATAATTGAGCAATTGTATTTCTTCTTTCAATATCGTTCTCGGTCAAGTTTGCTTCTTTACCATCTAATGCAAATAATTCTTTAAAATGCACTATGAAATATCTACCTTGTTTGTGTAGTATATGACACGATTGAAATAATTTTTTATCTTTTCTAGAGGCAACACCAATCCTAGTTAGTGTTTCACGAACCTTTAAAAAATCGTCTGGTTCTTTCAATTGAACTTCCAGCATTTTTTCTGGATGCCAACTATTATCTAATTCATTCATTTTGTCCCACCTTTATATAATTTTTCCTTGATGAGCTTTATCTCATCTTTGGTGAGTATATCAAGAGCGGACTTTGCTTTATCATTACTATATCCATAATACTCCTTTACACACTCAATTTCTTTTAATTTACTCGCCCTCAAAAACGGACTATACCGTTTCTTTGTTCTAATACTATTTAGTAGAAATTGAAATTGCATATCCTTGTCTATGAAATGGTTTCTATTCATTTCATTCACAAGCATTATGGAGTCTGAAAAAGCAGACAATAGTTTGTTTACGATAAATGCAGGATACTTTTTCTTCCATAATTCATCTTCGGACTTTGTTAAGTCTTTCTTTGTGAAGTTTATGGCGTTTAAGTATTCTTTGAGTTCGTAACTCATTTGAATTTAACCTGGGACATCAATTCAGTTAGACACGCCACCAGATTAATTTCTTGGTCAGCTACAAAGGCAGACTTATACTGATAATCAGCAATAATTAAAACAGCATGAGGTATAGTTTCTGGTTGTAAACTATCATACATATTGTCATAAATTTTTCTAAAGATTTTAACTGGATCATTATCAAGATTATTGACAACCCATTTTCTCATATCACTAAACTCTTTACCTTTAAGGTGTGTTACAAGTGTCTTTAAGTTTTCATCAGATACATTTACAAGAATACCAGCGTCAATAGTACCACTTACAGAATATCTTTGTAATTCATTAATCAGTTTTCTAAAGTCTGGGAAATGTTTCTTAATTAATTCAGCAAGTACCTTATCTTCATAGTCAACATTTTGTTCTTTAAGAATATAAGTTGCTCTTGTAAACAACTGACTTGCTAATTTAGGTTTATCTTTAGGATTAATTCTAAATTCTATATTAGAAAATCTACTATGTAATGGTTCGATTATTCTATTCTTGAAATTACAAGTAAGAATAAATCTACAATTCTTATGAAACTCCTCAATGAAGCCTCTCAATGCAGGTTGTGTAGATTGTGGATTTAGATAATCTGCTTCGTCAAGTATTACTACTTTTTTACCACCTGATAGTGATACAGTAGAAGCAAAGTTTTTAATCTTATTTCTTAATACATCAATGCCACCTTCTTCGGAACCATTAATCATAATCCAATCACAGTTTAATTCTTCACATAATGCTTTTGCAACTGTGGTCTTACCAATACCTGGTGTACCTGAGAATAATAGATTAGATAATTCGCCTTTAGTAATAAAGGACTTGAATAGTGTTTTTAATGATGTAGGTAATATACAATCATCAATCTTGCCTGGTCTATATTGTTCGACCCATAAAAAGTCTGTATTCATATTTCACTCCGTTCATATTATAATTAAAATTACTTACTGATTGTGCTGTCTGGCTCAAGAGCAATCCAGTATTCAATAGGTAGTTTTTTGTTTTTGAAATGAGATATAGACTTTGAAGATACTGAAACATCATAATCACCAGATATCATTTTTAAATTTTCTACTTTAAAATAGAAAGTATAATCTGCTGTAGCACTTTCGCCTACAACGATATCAAAGTTGTTAGATGTATCATTCTTTTTATCACATACTTTTAATACAATATCACCACCATTTGTTCCTACTAACGCAAGGTCAGGTGTTTTCAAAATCGCAGCCATCTTTTTCAATTCTGTAAGATGTGATTCTGATAAACTAAAAGTTACATCTGCCTCTGGCATATTAACTTCCTTAGTTGGCGATACTAGAACTGACGGATCAGAATAAAAGTATTTTGCTTTTGACTTACTGCCTTCAGCAGAGATAGTCATAAACTTATCTTGTAAAGATAATTCAGGTTTGTTTGTACTTGATACTACTGCAAGAAATTCATTCAAGTCATAGATACCAAACTCGGTATCAAACGACTCGTCAATATCTGCCTTAGCAAATATATTTCTCATAGTAGAGATTGTGCTTAATTCTTTTCCTGGTTTAATCAATATATTAGTATTGATTTCAGAAAAGTTTTTAAGTATGTTTTGTGTGTTTTGATTTAGTTTCATAATATTAATTTCACCTTTTGTTTAATTGAGTTTATTATAACAGAATTAAAGGGACCTGTCAAGCAGGCCCCCCTAAATTATTTGTTTTATATTTCGAT